TTGATTTTAGATATGGTGACTTAAATATTATACAGCACGATGTTCTTATTGGACAACAGAAAGATTCAGATACTTACTATCAATACTTGTTTCACGATGAATGTAATACAGGCACAACCAATACTAGTTCTTGTGTAAGTAAGGACTGGAATAGCACTACATCAAATACTTTATTAGAAGCTGGTGGTTCGTTGTATGGTACAAGCGAGACTATTGACTGTAGTAATCCTTTAAATGATTTAAGCTGTGCAGGGTACTGGGAAGCCTATGATGATTTTCAATGTGACCTAGACCCACAGTATGGACCGTTTTGTCAAGGCTATCGACAAGAAGAAGATATAGGATACTATCAAGAAGAAGAATACTTTGACTATGGATACGAAGAAGAACTGTTTGATTATGGTTATGAAGAGTATGACATGTATGACGTTTTTGAAGAGCCAGAAATCTTTGAAGAGTATATCTTTGAACCTGAGTATGACATCTTTGAAGAGCCTGAGTTAATATTTGCAGAAGAAATAATCTTTGAACAGCTACAACCACTCGATGAATTTGTAGAACCTATTCCGTTTATACGTGAAGAAGAAGTCTTTATACCAATTGAAGAGTTAATGATTGAGGAGTTTGTATTTCAAGAAACATTTATTGAAGAAGTGGAGGAGTGGTTTGAGGAAGAGACAATTGTGGAAGAAGAACTTGCGTATGCAGAAGAGCCGGAAGAAGAACTTATTGAAGAACTCGTTGAAGAAGAAGAGGTTATAGAAGAGGACATAGAAGAAGAACTAGTTACTGAAGAAAAAGATTCTAGTTTAACAAAAGAAAAGTCGTTAGCTGTTGTTGCATCTACAATTAAAACAGCAAGAAACAGCATATACACGACAACAAGTGGTAACACATCGACTAACTCTAGCTCAAATTTAGCTACATCTGGTTCAACATCAGCCAGTTCAACAGGAAGTCTTAGTAATTCACCAAGTATATCTGACCAGTTTTCGTCTTCAACTGCACAAACAAACCAGTTACTAGATATGAGTACGACAGTTACAGCTACAGTAACATCAACAAACTCGGTAGATTCTAGTATGAGTTCTACCACAAGTACAACATTTAGTTCTAGTAATAATACAACAAATAGTATTCAAAATCAAATTGATACGTCTGTTTCTAGTGGTGGAGATACAGATGCTGAACAGTTAGTAGAAAATATTATAGCTCAAAATTTACAAGCTGCACAAAATGATGTCGAAGCTAAACAAGAAGAAACAGGTGAGTATGGGTCAGAAAATACTATCATAGCTTACATGGGGTTTGTTCCTAACTTTAATAACTATAGGTTAGTAACATTACCCGAACAAGAAACATGGTATGAGTCAACAGATATATATGCCAACAATATGTTGTCAGATAACATCGAAGGCTTTTATCAAATGGCAGGTCAGAGTTTAGAAACACTGATTGAAATGAAAGAACTACAACCAAAATTATAGGAGAATATTATGAATTGGTTTGAAAACAAAACTACACAGCTTATTGCTTTGGTAGGTATAGTAGGAACACTAGCCGGATTTGGTTATCAAGGAGCAGAGTACGTTAATAGATTAGAAAATCTTGAAGCTGCTGTTGGTGGTATTGCAGATACCGAAGATGCTCAAAAGATAATTGAAGAAAGGTTTGGTAAGATAGAAACATCGGTTCAATTTCTAGAAAAAGAAATAGACAACATATCTATTCCTGATGTCACTGAAATTAAAACCGACATTGCTACCATTAAAGCAGACCTTGAGACTTTAGATAGAGATATATCTAAACTAGAAACTGGTAATCCTTTAGCAGGATAGTTACTTTAAAACATTTAACTCTCTTTGAAAGAAGTTATGTAAGTCTCCCATCTTTGTCTTACCGTTACGGAGGATTGTTTTGATTAGGTCTCTCTCATCAAGAGGGAATATCTCATCAACCATTTCCTCCGGTAACATACTAAACTCTGTAACTATATCATTGTTACGTGTAAGAAGTACTTTAAAACTTACTAAGTTTGCTTCGTTCTTATTAACCATTATCACTCTCCAAGTTTGCAAAGGTTATCTTATCCTGTCTACCACGTAGTCCTGCTTTCATATAAGAAGTAGCACGACCTTCAAAGAAGTTCTGATGTTCAACACCCATCACTTCATCCAACCAACCAAGAGGATTTTCTCTCTGGTCATAGTTTGTTTTTAATCCTAGCTGTAGTAATCTTCTATCAGCTATATATCTATTATAAGCATACATATCTTTCTTAGTAAGTCCTTCAAGGTCTCCCATATCAAACACTAAGTCTAAGAACTTATCTTCTAGTTCTACCATTTGTCTACAGATTTCATATAACTCTTTCTTAAAATCATCTGTCCATATATCTAGGTTCTCTTGAATAAACTCTCTAAACAATTTAGTCATGGCTTCAACATGCATAGACTCATCACGTATAGAGTAAGTAACTATCTGTCCCATACCTTTCATACGACCAAAGCGTGGAAAGTTTAACAAGATTGCAAAGCTACTAAACAACTGTAGTCCTTCGGTAAAAGCTGAATAGACTGCTAAAGTTTTTGCAATACTTTTCTTATCTGACTTAGTTGTTTTAATCTTATGAACGTACTCATGTTTATCTGCCATCTCTTCATACTCGGCAAAAGCTTTGTACTCTATCTCAGGCATACCAACTGTATCAAGTAACAAGCTGTAAGCATGTTGATGTATTGATTCCATGTTTGCAAACGAACCCATCATCATTCTAGCTTCAGGCTTTCTAAAGATACGCATGTATCTATCAACATATCCTGCACCTACATCCACATCAGATTGAGTAAACAATCTAAATATTTGTGTAAGTAAGTTCTTTTCTTTCGGGTCTAGCTCTTGCCAATCTTTTACATCGGTGTGTAACGGTACTGACTCCGGCATCCAGTGCATTTGATTTTGTAATACATAGTAATCAAACATCCATGGGTTGTCGAAAGGTTTGTAGTAATCTCTGGTATCCAATAAGCTCATCTGTTCTCCTCGTTAAATCTCTTAACTAAATATTTTAAATTTTCAATTACGTATCCTGCGTAATCTTTTGTCTTTGAGAACGGGTCTTTATGTTCATCACAATAATCAAGCCACATCCTACTAGTAAAGCCAGAAAACTTCTGACTAAATACATTATCAAATTCTGATTGTTTCATATTAATCCTTTGGTAAATAAATTATTACAGCAGAGTTACATTTAGGACAGCTTAAATTAGTTTCCATAATGTATTCATCGTTCTCATCTTCGATGTCGTGATCTCCACCCCATATTAATTGTGTCCCACAATGCCAACAATCCATACTATCCCTCACATGCGATACATTCAGCATCGTCTAATTTTATACGTTGTACTTTAGTGTTTACGTTTTCTGCATTACGAGCAGCATTAGTTCTAAAGTAATACAAAGATTTAAGTTTGTTCATCCCATACCAATGCACATCATTAACATACTGCATATACTCATCGTGTACTTCTTGTGGCTCTGTAGCTGTAGGTATAGTAAAGAAAAGATTAACTGACTGTGCTTGACAAATAAACTCTTGTCGTTTAGCAGCATGTTCTATAATCCATATCTGATCTATCTCATTAGCAGTCTTAAATATTTCTTTCTCATCATCTGTAAGAATATCAAGATGCTGTACTGAACCCTCTTTACCGGCAATGTCTTTCCATACAGCAGATAGCTCGTCTTTCTTTAATCCTTTATCCTTTAGAATTTCTTCTAGGTATTTGTTCTTAACTTGGAACGAACCTGAGAGAGTTTTGTGCGTATAAACGTTAGCACGATATGGCTCAATCGAAGGAGAAGTACCACCACAAATAATACTAGAACTAGCATTAGGTGCAACAGCGAGTAGATGAGCATTACGCCTCCCACTACCACTGACATCAGGAGCTTCACCCCTGTCCTCTGCAAGTCTTTCAGAAGCTCGTGTTGCCTGTGTCTTAATGTGTTTAAACGACTTGTAATTAAATCCCGTAGCGAATATACCTTCAAAAGGAATGTTGCGTGATTGGAGATACGAATGGAATCCCATCGCACCAAGACCCAACGACCTTTCTCTGTAAGCTGAGTAGGCAGATTTAGTAAACCCTTCTTTACCTTCTTTAATATGTTTTTGAAACCTTTTAAAATTTGCATTGTACTCTCCTAAGTTATCTGTGTCAACAGCATTGTCAATGTAATGTTGAAGAACATTGTCAAGCATGGTAATTAAATCTTCAATGAACATAGGGTTCTCACTCCACTCATCAAAGTATTCTAAGTTTACTGAAGACAAACAACACACTGCTGTTCGTTCTTCATTAGTAGGTAAAGTAATCTCGGAACATAAATTGCTCTGTTTGATTTCTAATCCTAAATCTTTTTGTTCTTTAGGTAAGGCTTCGTTACATGTATCTATATTAACCATGTATGGTTCACCTGTCTCTGCTCTAGCATTAATGATCTGCCACCACAAGTCTCTAGCATTTACAATCTTAGTAGGCTCGTGAGTCTTAGGGTCAATTAATCTAAAGTCTGCATCTTCTTGTACAGCTTTGAGAAACTCATTGGTAATGTTGATACCATTATGAAGATTAAGATTCTTCCTGTTGATATCACCACCAGATTCTTTACGCATGTTAATAAACTCTTCAATCTCCGGATGAGATATGTCCATGTATGCAGCATAAGAACCACGTCTTGTAGTGCCTTGATTGAAGGCTAACATCTGAGAATCTACTACATGCATGAAAGGAATTGAACCAGTAGACTTACTACCGTGAGTAGTAGAAATACCGTTACTCCTAATGTCTCCCCAATATCCACCAATACCTCCACCTGAAGATGCCAACCAAATATTCTCGTCATAATGATCTGATAACCCAGTGCGACTATCAGGTACATAATTGAGAAAACAGCTAATAGGAAGACCACGACTTGTTCCCCCGTTACTAAGTATAGGAGTGCTAAACATGAACCAACAAGAGGAACTGTAGTGATAAAGCCTTTGAGCCAATTCAAAATCCGTGTGACCTTTGTAGGTTGCCCCGAAGACCGAGGCACGGGCAAACGCTTCTTGTGCATGTGTTTCATTCTCCCATAAGTATCTGTCTTTTAATGTATCAAGACTAAACTTATCTAATAGTTTTTCATTACTGTAATTAATTTTAATACCTAAGTATTCCTTTATTCCTACTTTATCTTCTACCATTATGAGTTCTCTGTATCGTGAATGTTAAGCATTATTATACCATAGTGTAAGATTTTTAGCAAGTCTTTTCTGTTCTTTCCTTCTTTATTTCCATAACGTTTAGCATACTTCATAATGTTTCCAAGAGTAAAACCTTCTCCATGTCCAGAATCAATGATGATATCTGTTGCTTGATACTTATCAGAAGCATAATGCTCCCCATATGTACCATCAATGTACTCTTTTAGTTCTTGTATTAATTGTCCTTCATTAAATTTATAGTTCATTTTGTTTCCTTTAAATAGTTAATAGCCTTTGTTAATTGTTCTATGTTATCTTTAAAATAACCAAGTCCTGCATTACAAGTACGACATAACAAACCTCTAATTTTCTCAGTTTCGTGGCAATGGTCTACACAAGCTTTTAGTTTAAAGATATTTTCATTAAACTTTAATGAACAAATTTTACATTTATTGTTTTGTTTTTGTAGTAAAATATTTCTTTCTTTTAAAGTTATACCGTATTTTTTCTTTAACTCGTACTCTTGTTTCTGTAATTTTATTTTTTCTTTATTAATTTTATTATATTCTTTTTTTTGAGCATCTCTTTTTTCTTTATTATCTTGATACCACTTTTTATTATATTCTTTAGAATAAGCTTGTAACTTGTCTTTATTCTTTAAATAATATTTTTTATTGTTTAGAGCAGCTTTTTCTTTATTAGTATAATAATATTCTAATGCTTGAGCTTTAATTTTTTCTTTGTTTTCTTGATAATATTTTTTACTACTATTCATTTTTCCATTCATCAGGTAAAGTATCTTCACTAAACCATCTAAAGTTATTTGTTTCAGCCCATTCAGCATGGGTACGTTTTGTTCCATCCTTCCTTACCTTTGCTCCCGGCATAGGAGAGAAAGGCTTTTGAAATAAGAAGACTAGCTCCATGTTTGCAGGTAAGGCTTCTCTTATCCACAGATACTTACTGTATTCAGCGTGGTCCCAAAACCTACCCTTTGCTTCTAACAATATAGTTTTATCTTCTATTGTTTTGGCAAAGTCTACTTCGTAATCTTTCTTAATGATATACTTAATAGACTCATAGTGATGTTTCCAGTCTTGTAATATAGTTTCATGTAAGGTAACTTCCCACATGCTATCATATCCTTTAGGTATTCCTATCTTCTTTGGTCTCGGTTTACGAGGTACTCTTTTAGGCATTGATGTTCTCCAGTGTTACATCGGGGTTACGTTTTACTTTTTTATAAAACCATTTTAAAGTATAAGCACTCATTCTAAATTGTCCACCTGCAAAGATATGTGTTTGCGTAGGTAAGAACTCATCTAGGTTTTGTCTATTGATTCTATTAGGGTCTTCTCCATCAGGAACCATAGTTCTAATCCATTCAATGAGTAAGTCTTTTGCTTTTCTTCTTAACTGCTTTGATCTTTTACCACTCATACTTGTGTCACCTCTATGACATTAGGAACTTTAGGTACTTGAGTTAAGTATCTTAGTCCATTAGAATATTTAAATACTCTTAAACCTTTACCTTCATTAGAATCTTTATGACATTCAAACTTATGTCTGCAATATACACACTCTCTAGGTAGTTGCATGTTACCAGACTTGCCATCAGGTATAGGATTATAACATAAATTAGGTGGCTTGTCCAGCTTTACTGCTGCTTTAACATCTCTTATTTTCTTCTTGATGTTAGGCTTATCAAAGTTATCTGGCTTGTATAAAGCTAACTCACCTGACTCTTTATTTAAAGCTAAGAATCCACCGTTGCTTGTACCTTCTGCTGCTTCATACCCTGCAAGTTGAGCCATGTATCCAAAGATATCATTCTCTGCTAGTGTTCCATCTTTAAACTTCTTAAAAGCAAAGCCTGAAGCTGTCTTAATATCTACAACCTCACCATCAATAACACAATCCATGTGTCCTTTGATGCCTGATACTGTAACTTCTTTTTGTTCACTAGTAACTGTATGTCCTGATAGCTTTATTAGAAACAATACAATCTCTTCAAGCAAGTGCCCATATAAGAACTTAATAAACAAAGAGGGTGGCATCCTTTCAGGAGTACCTTCAGACTTCATGTCAAACCATAACTGTCTTTCTTTCTTACCTATGTTAGACATACGAAGAGTAGACTTACCACGTGGTTCAGGGTGTGACCAACTGTAAAGAATCTCTTTCATAGACTCACCAAACTGTTCTATGGTGTCCTCGTCTAGGTCAATATGATCGCCATCAGCAAGTACACCTATCTTATTATATATATCTTCTACTAATGTGTCAAGAGTTTTCTTTGATTTAGCCATGTTTAAACGACCTCCATGTTATTTATTATATCTTTTGCTATCTTTATATCTAACTTAAACCATTCACCTTTACGTTTGTCTGCTTTCTTAGCACATAAAGTATGGGCTGTTTGTTCAGCAGTTCGTCTATCATCAAAGTATTTTTTAAACTTTAATTTAAAATCTCTAAGAGGACTAGATGTTTGATAACCTTTGCACCTATCTCCTGCATCAATAGCCATGCCAATTTTAATCCAGCCCTTCCAAGCAGGATTAGTTATAATATACACTTCTCCTTCAGAGGATGTAGTGTATCTTGATAAAGAACTAAATGCTGCATCTTCAAATGTTTTATAGTTTCCTGCTTTGTACAAAGGATGAGACATAGGAATATACTTACCATTAACAAACATCCGTTTTGGGTTGATGATAGCGATAGTGTTTTTATTAGCTACTTTCCTACATGATTTACAGTACGCATCATAGCCTCCTTCATTATGTTTGTTATGGTAATAATCTTTTAAACTTTTTATTTCTTTACAGCTCGGACATTTTTTATCAATGTGTTTCACTCCAGTCCCTCCCTATTTTGTATTCGCCATCTAAAGGACAACGAAGATTATAAAATTCACCTGCTTGTTTAAAACTTTTAACTGCCATCTCTCCAACAAAATCTGCTTGAGATTCTTTGACTTCAATCTGCCACTCATCATGGATGTTAGCTACAAACTTATAGTCTATAGTATTTAACTTAAGTAATCCATCAAGTATAGTTAAAGCTTTCTTCATAACAATAGCACCTGCTCCCTGTAATAAAGTGTTCAGAGCTGCATGATTATTTCTTATGTAAAGCTTTCTACCATCTAATCCTTTAAGGAATTTTTTTCCTGCTGCTCTTGTAACTCTATCTCTAAGAGATTTAAATGCAGGGTTATTATCGAAGAAATATTCTCTAGCTCGTCTACCATCTGTCGTATTTCCTTCGACCACTTTGCCAAGCTTTTCGTCTCCTGCACCGTACATGAGTGCATAGATGAATGTTTTTGCCTGATTTCTTGATTTAAGTTTTGCAGCTTTTTGATTAGCTGTGTGTATATCTCCATCTAATATCTCCTTGATATATGTTTCATCGTCCATATAGTGTGCTAACATTCTAAGTTCTAGACCACTAGCATCTACACCTAACAGAACATTGCCCTCATCAACAACCCAACAAGACCTACACTCTTTACCATAAGGACTATGAACCGATGGAACTTGAGCCATGTTAGGATTTCTGTGAGTCATCCTGCCTGTGATAGCACCGTTAGGTATGACAAAGCCATGAACTCTACCATCATCTCTAACAGAACTAACCCATGAATCAACCTGTGCTATTCGTTTCTGTATCAATAAGAAGTCTGCTATAAGTTTAGCTTCACGTATATGTGTAACCTCTGATAAAGTTTTCTCATCGACAATCGGCTGACCAGTAGGTGTAAACCTTTCAGGCTTCCAACCAAAGTCGATAAGATATTCTCCTATCTGTTTACGAGAACCAAGATTAAAGTCTTGTAACGTTTGTCTCATAAATGGTTCATAGTTCATAGTGTTTAAACACCTTGCATATTCATCATCGGTAAGACCACGTTTAGAAAGCTTACCATCTGTCGTCCTAATGTAAGGCGTAACTAATTTAGTATCTACCCACTTAGGTTTAAACGTATCGTGAACTTCGTCTTCTATCTGTTGTTTCTTTTCTCTTAGCTCTGCCAAAAGAACTAGTGCAGATTGCATGTCAAACTTAAATCCATTTACTTCTTGCTGTTTTATAATACCAGCTATAGACTGTTCTAGTTCAATGCAACCTTTACTAAATCCTTTGGATTCATTACGTAAGTTTTTATATACTAAAGTATTTAAAGTAACATCACGAACACAGTAGTCTAACATTTCATTAGAATAATTTAAGTAATCTTCAAACTCAATCTTAGATAGTCCAAGTCTAAAGCCCCAGCTTTCTAAGCTATGACCTCCATCTCTATTAGGATTGAACAGCCTTGATAATACAAGAGTATCTATTACTTCTTTATTACTGAGATCAATACCACCAAACTTCTGCACCATAGGTATATCAAACCCAATGATGTTATGTCCAATAAGTCTGTCTGCTGTTGCAAGAAACTTATACCCCTCTTCTAATTTATGAGGAGGGAATTTAAATATCTCACCTGTCTCTGCATCTTGAGCTACAATACAATGTACAAGGGTTGCTTGTAGATCGTCTGTCTCAATATCAAATACTAAATCCATAATTAAAATGCCTCATCTGCTGACGGGTCAAACTCTATGTCCTCATCCGTTAGCTCTGTTAATCTACCTGTCTCTGCATCATAGATAACTCTAGCTGCCATACCTACATCACCTGTGTATCTTGATTTAAGAATACGCAGTCTTGTAGTTCTAGCTTCATCAGGGTCGTCTGATTGTTGGTTGCGTTCTAATGCAATAACACAATCTGATAACTGACCAATACTATTAGAGCCACGTAGATGAGAGAGACTTACTTCAATACCATTCTCATGTCCTTTGTTTCCATCGACACGTCTAAGATGTGATACAAGTATAATACCTGCACCTGTCTCTTCAACTAAACTTCTAAGTCTAGTCATAATAGAATCAATGGCTCGTCTCTCATCACCTTCATGTACTGCACTGACTAACATATGTAAATGATCTACGACCACCCACTTACAGTCACATCCAATAATCATAAAGCGAAGCTTAGTAAAGATATCATCAATGTCATTGGTGCCAAAGTGTGAGTGAACCCATACTCTGTTTTTATTCTCACCATCGTACAAGATATCAAACATCTTATCAAGTTCTTCTTTAGAAAACTTCTCACGTTCTTGGTCAATGTATAACCTAGCGTTAGCTTCAATAGAAAGTATACCATCAATGGTACGTCTCCAATCTTCTTCTAATGCTATGATACCTACGTTGTCCTGTGTTTGTTTCACAAGCCAATGTTCTATCTCTCTGGTTACACTAGACTTACCAAGTCCTGTTCCACCTGTAAGAGTTACAAGCTCACCCTGTCTTAAGCCATACAGCTTTTTGTTTAGTCCTTCATAAGGATATGGGATGCTTTGTTTCTTCTCACGATTATGAAACTTCTCACGTTGCTCTGTAACATTTATGACACCTGATGGTGTATAAACTTTACTAGCCCACCACGCTTCAACAAAATCTTTATGTCTGTTGTCACGTAACATTTCGTTAGGGTCTTTAAAGCCATTGGGAAGTGTGAGTATCCTAGCCTTGCCGGGCTTAAACAGTCTCGCAACTTTAACTGCTGCTTCCTTACCTGCCTTATCATTATCAAAAGCAACGATAACATTTTCAAAGTCATCAAAGAACTCTAAGCTTTCTTTAATATCTCTGACTGCTCCCTGTGCACCACGCTTGATGGATACCACAGCCCACTTACTACCAAGTAGTTCGTAAGCTGCCATAGCATCACACTCCCCTTCGGTTATGGTGACATACTTGCCACTCTTAAACAACTGCTGACCAAACAATCCTGTCTCATTGTAAGAACCATTGACAAAGAAATCTTTCTTCTCAACGTTTCTAATTTTTGTAGCAGAAATCTCATGTCCATTATAATATGGATACATGTGTTTAGTAACCTTACCTTGTAGATCATGTACAACCTTTACACCATACTTTGTAGCAGTACCTTGAGAGATACGTCTATCAGTTAGTGCAGAGAAAGTACCTGTATCTAAGTTATCAGGTTGTTTAAACGTTGTTTGATTTGTTGTTGTTTGTTGTACCATATCTTTTCCTTCACATGAATTATTATAGTTAGGCATAAATTCTCCACAACTGAAACACTTTGCTGAACCATCTTCATTGATTCCTACAGCATCACTGCTCTTACAAAGTGGACATGGTTGATGTAACTTATGCCAAGTTTTGTTTTCCATATTAGCCCTCACTAATGGTTATTATTTATCTGACTTACTAGCTACCTTTGATTCATCCTCAATAGTCTCAGGGTCATCGCCAACGAACTGACCTTTCTCATTACGAGCAGATTCTGTTTCAACGATTGCCTCGTCTCTATCCTTGAGTAACTCTTCTAAGTTAGCTCGATGTGTACGACTTGCAAAGTCTAAAGCTTCTATGATAACTTGTAAGTTACCTACTTTCTGTACGATAACAGTAGCTTCTTGCTTTACTTTGTCGTCACTAATGTTGTTGACATCAAACGAGTTGTTTCCATCATCATTATTAATTGTAATAATCATAATTAAAACTCCTCGTTATCTGTATCAGCCTCAGTATATTCTACTAAGTTATTAACCTTAACAGCTATCAACTCAGCAAACGTACCATACTTTCCTGTGTAAGGTTTAATCTTTACCTTAACATCAGAACCATTACCAACAGAAACATCCATTGGGTTACCATCAACATCAACTAACTTAGGTGCAGTGTTTGTTCTACCAGCAACCTCAACTTTCCTACTAAAAGAAAACGCAGGTTCTTCATACTTGAAGTTACCAGCTCTATCTTTTACTTGAGAAAGCCCAACAGATTCTAATCTCTCTGCTGTTTCTTTATCAGTCAATACGGTGATTTGATATTTAGGGTCACCGAACCTAGTGTTAGGCGTAGTGACGTTAGCCCACATTGCCTTTCCTTCTACATACTCATACATAAGTTTCCTCCTTTGTTGTATTAAGTGTGTGCATTATAACATACTTTAATAAAAAAGTACAGTAGTTTTTTAAATTAATTTTGAGTGTGTTTAAACGGGGTCGGTTCTTGTTGCACAAAGCACCGAAAACTTGCTCGACCAAAGTCGAATACCACGGACTAAAGGAAGTTACATTTGAGGGCTGTCCCATAGTATACTTAATCAAGAGTTCTAATTGATTCTAGTATCTCCTCCCAAAAGGTAAGAGGTGTACTAGATAATGTCACCTTGAATGTATCATCTAACTTTTCAACAACGTGCCCAATGTTTAAGTTGTTTACTGTTAGGTACTCACCAAATCTTCTATACTCATCACGAGTTAGAATCTCTGTGTCGTACTGTTCTCTTTCTTTTAAATACATAAGGTGCCATTATAACATGGATAGAAACTCTTGTCAATACTTAATTTGAAAATGTTTAAACAGCTTCCTGTGCTGTCCACCATATAGGCTTAGTTCTATTGCGTTCCCATTTGGCATAGTGTTTTTCGTTAATGCAGTAATCACGATAAGCAATAATAGCATCCTCATTCTTATACTCCTCAGGCATAGCCTGTGCTAGTGGTGTAAGACTTGTATGTGTAATGTTGTCAGGCATCTTACTTAATGGTTCTTCTAGCTTGACAACACTTGCATGTTTCCTACCATACCTGTACTCATACTCAAGTCCTAATGCTAGGAAGTGTTTGTATAACCACGAGTAGTTAGAGCTAGATTCTCTAGCCCATATAGTACATGGGTGATTCCAGTATGCACGTTTGTAAAGTCCATTAGCATCTGCGTACTCATCACCATCTAGTTCTCGGTGTGCAGTACATAACATCTGTGCTGTTTCAAGTGGCATCTTAACTAACATCTTATCAGGCTGTGCTTCTGCTGATATAGTAGGACACTCATCAAAATAAAATATGTTCACTACTCATCCTCAATCTGAAACACTTCATTAATATGACAAAGAATATCTGCTAGTGCATGTGCTTCTTTGATATCCATACCACCATACTCAAACAAACCATTGACTCCCCACTTGGCTAGTTTGTATTCTTCCTTAATCCATTTAAGTCTAGACTCAGGAACTTTAATTGTTATCATCTTCTCTTTCATTTACCTTGCCCTCGATATTGTTTAAACGATGCCTTCTTATTTTTATTCATGGTAGAGAAGGCAACATTACCTCTACCTTGACTTGTCTTCTTACCTCTGCCTTGAGTAGCAGATGTATATACAGATTTATTCCACGTCTTCGCCATACCTATTCTCCTCTATGGTTGCTCTGCGTTTGTCTCTGTACTCTGTAATTCTTCGACCATCAGCATAGTCAACTGTTTGTTTATACCATAACCCATCTTTGTATCTGGTGTCAATAGCTATGATTTGTTTAGCTTGTTTTTCTAATTCAAGTATCTCTCTTTGCTGTTCAACAGCTTCATCATGCTGTGTCATTTTGTTCCCTCTCTTTTTTAAGTTCCATTAACTCATCCCACTTGTAATACTTTTGTGTCTCTGCATCCCAAAAGTTTCCACGTTGAGTATGTTGTATTCTTGTAGGTAAGTGTGGTTCTACCTTATCAGTATCAACTAAGTACATATACAAAGTTGTTATTGATAACAACAAAACAACTCCCACTACTGCTAACATAAATTCCATAACTAACCTCCTGTTATATAGCCTTTGTAAAATTACTAGAGCTTATGATCTGTTTAAACGATACCCCTAATAGTTTATGAATCCTATCCTCAAACAAACTAACGTGCCTAAGTATTTCTTCTTGTTCTTTAGGTGTAAAGTTTTCAAAGTCTTTATCCATGTGAACATTAGGTTCATCAAACAACCTCATTAAGTAATCTGATACTTGATGTTTAGCATAAGTCTTAGCTGTTACTTTTTGATTTTGATATTGAATCATATTCTTCCTCCATTTTTTTAACATCTTTATCTACTAGATAATCAAACTCATTAGGTCTTGTACCTTTTAAAGGTTGACTATCGTAATAATTATCTATAGCTTCTTTCATATAATCTCTCAATTCTTTTCTCCTTTATTAAAATAATTTAAATAATAATTAATATATATTTTGTTATCTGCTTTGTTAGTGTTACTCGATTGTAACATATTAAAAAGCAAAAGTCAAATCATGTTACAAATTAAAATCAACAACGTCATCAATTGACACGCTGATAGCCTTAGTAATAAACTCTTCAACGTAATCATAGATTCTATCCTCTGTTATTTCTTCAGGGCTATCACCTGCTAACACATCTTCATAAATTATATTAACAAACTTATCACGTTGATTGGTTGACAACCTTGCAAGAATTTCAAAGTCTCTTGCACATACATCATCAACAATCTGATAGATGCTTGGCATATTATTTGTACTCATCATTTACCTCCTTTATTATTTGGTCAAGAGCTTCATCAAAAAAGATTGGCTCTTTACCTAGTTGTCCTCTAATAATATAAGCAACAGCATCCCTGCCCTGCTCATTGTGAAGTTGTTTAAACAGTCCCTCACTTAATCCTGCATCTCCCATTGCGATATAGATATCATCTCTTGTATCACAATAAGTATCATACACTCTACTCATACTCTTCCTCCTTTAAAATTAGGTGGTAGTTTTCTTTGTAGGACTACCAACCTACCCCTATCCTAGATTTATACTCACACTCTAGGGACTGGTGAGTGCATATTTAGTTTTGTTGTTTAAAGTCTGTACAAACTACCTCGCAACGAGGAAAAATCAGACCTTTGTAGTTAGTGCATGGTGGTTTAGTTCTCATTTACTTTTATCCTAACCTTGATGTTTTCCATGTCCCCGAATTTAATCTAGGATTTATAATGGACTCCAAAGGATTTTATAAGGCTCACTCCTAACTACAAAATCTATTTAACCATACGAATGTTACATTTGTGTTACAGTTATGTAACAATTGTGTAACAATTAAATATATCCATTAACTTTTTAT